TATTTGTTATGAAGTTTTGGAATATCAGCTGAATTTTGGCTAATATTAGCAATATCAATTTCACCGTCTTTTGCCCATTCTTCATACAGTTGCTCAATCTTCATGATATACTCCTATGTATCACATCACAATTATTATATACTATAATATATCAGGTGTCAACCATAAATGTTGACTATATCAAAATACGTATATTTAAATGTAACATCACATGTGGCAAATTCGACATCAGAGTTTGTAGTATTAAATTGAATACCAGTCATTGCAATTGGAAATATATCGACAAATTTAAGTTCAAAGTTCACATTACCTTTACTGTCTAAAGTAAATAATGATGCATCCGAATATAGACTATTGTCAGCATTCTTAAGATCTTTATATTGATCAAAGTTTTTAGGTTTGGTAAGACCCGATAACCATGTAAAAATCTCTTTATAGGCATCTAAGTTTTCGTCCATGCGTAGTGTTACTACAAAATCTTCGTATTCTAACTTATCGCCATGTCTATTAATAGTTGCAAATGGCGTTGCGACTTGAGTAAAACCTGAACTAATACCTGGCAGAATAGCACCTTGAACAAAGAATTCTACGTTTGGAATTCTATCTATTGTAAGTTCAAATTTTCTAGATGATAGAAAGTTTTGATTTGGCATATATAAATCCTCAATATCTCTTTCTACTATTTATATGTGCATAAAAAAGGGGCGCCGAAGCGCCCCAGTTTGTTCGGTTAACCCGAATCTTATTAGAGGATGTTTGTAACAAACATTCTGCGGTAGTACTCGTTGGTGTTCGCTGTAAGAGCACCTTGAGTTGTTGCCGCTGTACCGTCTGCGAATGGGTTTGAAACCATACCGTAACGAGTCTTGAAGCCGATTTTTGGCTGGAAGGTGTTCTCACCAACCGCACGTACCATCTGTAGTGGTACATATGGGCAGTAGAAGAGACCTGCGTCGAATGCAGAAGTACCTTTGTAGCCGACAACCGCGTAGTTACCACCAGCATATGGGTCGATATATACTTTGTACTTACCGTTAAGAACACCAGCAAATGTGTTGCCTGTATCATCAACACCTAGGCTGTTTGTAAGAGCAGGAGTATAATCAAGAACACCAGCCATCTGAAGAGCAGAAGCAACATCAGAAGAACAGATGATCATGTTACCGCGACCGCGACGTGTTGACTTAGCAATCTGGTTTGCTTCACGCTCGATCTGGAACATTAGACCCTTGAACTTTTCAACTGACCAACGGCCGTTTGCATCAACGTCAAGGTCAAAAGTACCAGCAGTTGTAACGCCTGAGTTAGCACCACGAACAGCTGTGTTATAAACTGTGCGAACAACTTCACGGTTGATTTCCGCTAGGATTTCAGACTGAAGAATATTTGCAAGTTCTGTTTCAGCATCTAGGCCGTGGATGGCTTTTAGATCCTGAGCTAGTTCAGTTGTGTATTCTGCTTTTAGCGCACGTGACTTAGCAGTTACGGAAACCTTCTCGATTGAGAAGCCCATTTCTGGGAAGCTTGACTGCTCTTCCATTGTTGCTGTAGCAATACCAACACCTGAGTTAGCAGTGTTTGCAGTACCTGTTGTACCTGCGTGAGTACCAGAACCTGAGAAGTCTGTGTCTGCTTCGTTGAAGAATGCTTCGCCTGTTTGCGCTGTTGTATTTGCATACTGTGGGCGCATTGCAAAGATAAGACCGGTTGGGCCAGTCATTGGCTGAACGCCAGCAATATCATATGCAATTAGGTTTGGCATTGAACGGCGAATAAGTGAGATAAGAACTGGATCGTAGCCCTTAACCGCACCACCTAGGTCAGCTGAACCGTTAGGAATAGCTTCGTTAAGTAGTGAATTTGGCTGCCATGCAGTACCTTCCTGAAGCGCCTTTTCTGTGTTCTCAAGAAGCTGAGCAACGACAGCACGCTTATGTGCGTCTTCGATCTTTGGCAGGTCAGCATGCTCTAGAACTGGCTGCCACTTTTCGTTAAGAGATTCAATTGACATTTATTTTTTCTCCTTTAGAGGTTTTGTTTACCTATTATTTATAATTTAATTATTTTCTAAGAGTTCTAGAAATAGCTTCAGCATATGCTACAACTGATGGATCACCAACCTTTTTTGAACCTGTTTCTTCATCAAGTTCAATTGGATCAAGTTCATCGGCTGCTTCTGCTAGCACAGTTTTGGTACCAAAGTACTGCTCTTTAATGATTTGCACTTTGCGATCATATTCTTCAGAATCATCGAAACTTACACCTTCAGCTAATGAACGTAGCTTTTCTGCTTGAGTCTCGGTAAGATCTTTTGTGTAACTTTCAAGAATAATTTCATTCTTAAGAGCTTCAAGTTCTTTACGAGCTTCAATAAGTTCATTTACTGATTCGTTTAGTGCAGCTTCTGTTTCTTCTAGTTCTTCAGCCATATCAGCAACAACATTTACATCTTCTTCTGGAAGATCAATGTTATGCTCCACAAATAGGTCCTTAAGACCTGCAATGAATGATTCCGCAACTTGTGAACGAATACCGCGCTCAATAGCTACTTCATTTTCTTCCATCCACTGTTCAACAACGTAGTCAAGGTATGTATCAACCTTTTCTACAAGATCGCTTACTGCTAGCTCAACTTGCTCATCAAGCTTTGCATTAAATTCTTCTTCTAGAAGTGCAACTTCTTCATTAAGCTTTGCTGTAACAGCCGCTTCAAAAATTGTAGTTGCTTTATCTTTGAACTCTTCAGAAAGATCAGCACCGGCAAACATTTCCTCTACTGATTCCTTCATACCTTTATCTGCTTTACGAGCTGGTGCTTTCTTTGCAGCAACTGTATCAACCTGATCACCTGCTGTTGCACCATCTAGTTTGTCGCCAGACTTGTCACCTTGTGCCTTATCAGCACTACGCTTCTTGTTAGATCCACCGGCTGGAGTTACAGGCTCAGCAACCATTGAATCTTCGCCAGAAGCTTTGAACTCGTCTAGTTGTTCTAATTCTTTATCTGACATTGGTTTCTCCTTTAAGAATTAAATATTCATAATGTTATTTATAAAATTATATTATTCAACTAATGATTTCATGAATTTATTGAAAAGTCTAGTTGCGTTCTCTTCTAGCTCAACTCTACTCATAGTTTTTGTTTCTTCATAGATTTGGTCGAGTGTATTTTCAGTAGTCCATGATCCTGAAGCTACGTCATATACCCATTCAACACCTTCCATGATTCCACGAACAAATGCATTTGGAGCTGATGGATCAGCAACAATATCACCTGCAGTCGCTAACATGAAGTCATTTTGAACTTCCATGATTCCTTGTCTATTTGGCTTAAGTGAACCCATACCACGAGAAGAAACACCAAGACACGCACCTTCATCCATAAGATTCTTTACCACTTTACCCATTGGAGTATCCATAATCTTTGCTTTACCGACAAAGTTAGAACCATCTTGCTTAAGTTCGGTTACCATATGTGATACACGATCAAGGTTAATTGTCGGTCCATCTGGGTGTCCAAGTTCGCCAAATGCTCTTTTCTTATTTACAAACTGTTCATTATAACGATTTACTTCGTTTGCAAGAACAGCCGATGGATAAACTCTACCATTACGATTCTTAAGATCACCTTGCATAAAGATACCTTCAATGAAGTATTGCTTTTGACCATTTTCATTGGCTTCGGTAATATAACCAATGTCTTCGTTTACTTCGCAAATAAGTTTCATATGATTATTCCTTATGCTTTGTACGATACTGCAACAGCTACTGCTGTATTGCTAGCAGTAAGTGTATCCGTAGTTGCTTTTTCAACAAAGGTGACACTACCGGCTGGCATTGTGAATGAACCAGTACTGCCAACTGTAACAACACTTTCATTTGTCGCATAAATACGAACTAATGAAGCATTACCTACAGTATTAGCTGTGGTAATATCTACCTCGTTACCTAAAACTTTAACAATACTTGGCATTATAATGCTTCCTTTGCAAATGATAGGATTTCATTAAAGCCTTTTGAACTTGACATTAGTCTTTCTTCCATTTTCTTTTTATTGGAAGAATTGAGTTCATTAAAAAGAGAATTGAGAACATTTGCTTGTTCTGATGTGACTTTTACAGATGAACCATCGGCAAGTTTCATTGAACCAGCTTTAAATGCTTCATCCATATATTCTTCATTGGCCATATTTGCTTTCTCTGCAAGACGACCAGAAGCACCAGTAATACCTTTCATGCGATTTACCATTTTGCGCTTTACATCCGGGCTTGATTTCTTCATTGAAGATGAAGCCTGTGTTGCTGCAACTGCAGCATTTCCTGCAAGATTACCTGATGCTTTCTTGATGTAGCTGTGAAGAGTGTTTGGTGAGAGTTCGTCGAGTTGCTCTACTTCTTCTAGCATCGGCTTTGCTTTTTTGTATGCTGCATGAGTATCAACTCTTGATAAACGACGATCGCGTTCTTTCTTCATCTCATCTTTTGTATATGAACCATGTGGAACACCGGTATTCATATGCCACTTAAGACGGCTGTGTGACATCTTTGTGATATCTTCATCAAGCTCAACTTCTTCTTTTGCTAATCTTTCAGCAGCACGACCAATAGTTTTCATATGTCTTTTTTGAGCTTTATCGTATTGAGCTGCCTTTTCAGGTCTACGCTCTAAGCTTGCTCCTGCATCAACTGCTTTTTGTGTACGATTAACAATAAGGTTCTTGAGTTTCTTTTTGCCAGCTGGTGTATCACCGATTTCGTCAAGCTGTTCTACTTCTTCCATTACATAAGCCGTAGAATGTCCATGCTTTTTAGCCCAAGCTTTGGCAGATTTGACAGCATCAGAGAATTTACCTTGCGCAGAATGAACTTCCTTTGGGTCATTTACGTTTGCATCACCCATACGCTTATGAGTAAACATCCAAAGACCATGTCCGCCGGAAGCTTTCTTACCATGCGATCTCATATAACGGTCATGGCTTACTTCAACTGCTTCTTTCATTGCATTCTTGGTAGCAGTAGCATACATGACTGATTTCCAACGGTCACCATAACGCTTCTTAAGATCTGCTTTGGACTTTTTCATGCCTATAACAATGTCTTCACGCTTTTTCATTTCAGAATCAGACATCTTTTCTTCATATACTGCTTCATCTTCATCATCATGCAATGAAGCCTTTTTAGTCTTGTCTTTTTTTGCAGACTTAGCAGTAAGAGCATCCATGTCTGTTACAGGATGATCAATCTTTTGTACGATATGCTTGTCTTTAAATTCTTTTTCCTTACGAGCCTTTGGTTCGGCAAGTTCGTTTAGAATATCATTAAAAGTCTTCATCTGTAGGTTCCTCTGTATCTGGTTCTTCGTATTCTTCTTCATAGTCCTCGTCGGCTTCTACTTCTGATTCGTCATATTCAAAATCTTCTTCATCTTCTTCAGAGGAGCCATACATAGTACTAGCTATTTCATCTCGTTTTGCATCAATCGCTGCAGCCATTTTTGTTTGCATAATATCGTTGAATGCAGCTTGAACATCAACTGGTTTTTCTTCATATGAAGCTTTAATAATATCGGCAATAGTCATAGGTTCCATATTTTAATTTCCTTTCAATATATTTATACTAATATCATTTCACAATTTTGACTGGCGTTGGTTCGGTGTTTTGTGCTTCTTGCTGATCCGAATCTTGATCATCTTCTACATCAGAACCTTCTTCCTCAATTTCCTTTTGCATATCCTCAATATCTTCATCACTAAATTGAAGAATATTCTTTTGAATCCATTTCTTTGAATAGTATTCGCCGACATGCTGAGAAATAGCGTCTAGTGTTTGTAGACGTTGAATAAGAATTTCCTGTTCTTTAAGCTCTTCATAATGATTATCTTTCATAAAATCATAACGAACTGAGTCTTTAATATCATACCATTCTTCAATAGTCATAACATTCTTAAGCACTAATTGCTTTTCCAAAATGTCATCAAAAAGTAATGAAAAACGAGCACGAAGTCTTTGAATAAACTTATTAAACTTAATTTCATCACGTGAAATTTCAGATGCTCTACCAAGAGAGAAACCCGTATCAGCTTCCATTCTTGAAATAGGAACATTAAGTGCTTTATAAAGATTCTTTTGGAAGTATAGAATATCCTCGATTTCACCAAGATTTGCACCACCTGGTAACGTAGTGATTTCAGTACCACGTTCACCGTTACGACGAGCCATCCAAAAATCTTCAAGCATTGTCATATGCTTACGATCGTCTCTTACCTCACCTGTAGATGCATCATACACAAGACGATTTTTATGTTTTACCATCATATCACGAAGATACTGTTCAGCTTTCACTTTTGGTAGGTTACCAACGTCGACATAAAAGATACGACGTTCAGGAGCACGTGCCAATCTATAGATAACAGCTGCGTCCTCGAGCATTTTTAATTGATTTAATGCTTTAATTGCTTTATGCAAATGAGAAAGAACTAATGAGTTATTCTCATTTAAAATACCAGATGTAACTTCAATAATAGAATCTTTGGCAATTCGAATACCTTTTGCTGTAGCATCCATTGATGTAGCATTATTCTTCGTATTATTAAAGCCATTATCATTAAAGATATAGTATTCATTCTTTACTTGTGTTAATACTGCATCTGAATTAGGATCTTTTTTCTTTTGCTTTTCACGTATTTTACGAAGTTTACGTGGATCAATATATCTTAATTCTTTAATACCAGACTTAATATTCTTTTCATCAATAATTACATGATATTTAAGTCTACCATCGACATACCATTTCTGGAATGTATCATAACCTTTATTTGAAAAATCGAGAAGTTTTAAAACCTCATCAAATTCTTCTTGAACTCTTTTCTTAATATTGTTTGATAATTCAGTATCATCCAAATTAATTTCGACAACTTTATTGTTGTCAGATATTACAATAGATTCATTAACAATATCATCCACAGCGCGTGAAACTTCAGGGTGTGATATCATTGATCTATAGCGTGTGATAAGCTCAGCTTCACTTTTTGCAGTGCCTTCTAAATCGACAAATGTACCCATCGCACCGGTAACACCAGTGGAAGATACGTTAACAGCACCATCATCCTCTTGTTTTTCAACAAAAGATTTTAAATCTTCTTCACTTTTTCTTTTGATTTCAAAGCCAAATAGCTGCATTTGTTTTCCTTATAGATTAGGAGGGGGATTTTCCCCCTCCATTATATCTATTTATCCTGCAGTATCAAGTGTACCAGTTGCTCCACCAGCAATTTCCCACCAATCATACTGGAAAGAAACATCAAAACGTTCGATATCGTCTGTTGCATTCCAATCCATTGTAATTGGCGAAATTGTGGTTGGGAATAGACCGGTGAAGTTATAAACTCTTAATATTGTACCATCTTTACCATATTGAGTAACTTGAGCTTGTGACTTATATGTGGTAGCAATTCT